GCGGAAGCAATGATTCGACTGTCAACAAGGTTTATTAAAACCTACACGCTCAACGGTTCATCCATCATTTTTCATGAAAACAAAACCAAGCGAATAATCCAAGGGCTAGCTCAGAGCTTTGAAGCCTACCTAAAAGAACATCCAGAGGAGAGAAATAAGCCTGGACTGTTCCATCTGCCAATTTGACCGAGGTAATTATGGCTAGATCAAGAAACATCAAACCAGGCTTCTTCACTAACGATGAACTGGCCGAATGCTCACCTCTCGCCCGGCTTTTGTTTGCCGGGTTATGGACTATAGCCGACAAAGAAGGTCGATTGGATGACCGGCCAAAGAAGGTGAAAGCTCTCGTTCTTCCTTTCGATAATGTCGATTGCGATGAACTTCTTCAGCAGCTTCATGATCGCAAATTCATCCAACGCTATCAGGTTCAGGATGGCGCATACATCCAGATCACTAACTGGAAAAAGCACCAGAACCCTCACTGCAAGGAAGCCCCTAGTGAGATACCTGAATACTGCGAAGCAGATGAAAAACAGGAAGAAGAACAAGTAAAGGAAGATGAAAGCACCATGCAAGTACAGTGCAATAACAGTGCAAATGAATCACAAGTCACTGATAAACATGAGGCACAGTTAGAGCACAGTGCAAGCACGGTGCAAGAACCAGTGGAGAACAATTTAAATCCTGCTGATTCCTTTAACCTGATTCCTGATTCCCTCATTCTGATTCCTGATTCCGTAGTTAACACCCAAGCCGCTGATGCGACTTGTTCCGAAGATGGCAATGTTCACCAGATGGCTAGTCGTTATGCCTTCGAGGGAAATGTTATTCGACTGAACCAGAAGGACTTCGATTCCTGGAAGGCGCTTTTCAAAAATATTGACCTGGCAGCAGAGTTGACTCGCCTGGATATGGAATTCACTCATGAGAAGCCGAAAAACTGGTTTAGCACTGCCAGTGCCAAGCTGAACTACCAGAACAAACATTCTTCTGGACGACCAATTCAGAAAGCGGTTGTCAACCAATCACACTGGAACGACAAAGACGAGTGGGAGGAAAACTTCCTATGAAAAACCTTGTCCAGGCGATAAACAATCGCGACAGCAACGCTCTGGCTCGCCTTGCTGAAAATCACCAGGAGCCAGAACGCGGCGTGAATTTCGAAGCCGAGAAGCTAGTCGACATACTGTTCGATAACCTGAAGCAACTTTTCCCGGCATCTGTCAGCACCGTCCTGAAAGACCCGCGCGACGAGGCCGCTGCTAAGCGTCAGTGGATTGCAGCGTTTGCAGAGAACAAAATCCAAAACAAAGCACAGCTTAAAGCCGGCATGCAACGTGCCCGCGCCAGTGAGTCCCCTTTCTGGCCTTCTCCAGGGCAATTCATAGCCTGGTGCAAAGACGCGGAATTCAGGGGTAGCGGACTACCAGATACGACAGAGCTTTTCGAAATGGTAATGCAGTACTGCGCGAAAAAATGTCAGTACGCCACACCTGAAGAGTACCCATGGAAAAGCAACGCCTGCTACTGGATGGTAACGAAGCTTTACGACCTTATGCGCTCATTCAACCTTACCGAGCCTGAACTCCGGAAGCGGTGTTCTGAAGAGCTTCGAAAGATGTCTGTTCGTATCGAGTCAGGTGAGCAAATCCCCGCGCCTGTAGTTCAGATCCCCAAACTTCACATCCCCCTTAGCAACGAGAAAGGCTTGGCAAAAATCGCCGAGTTAAGGGCTAAGCACAAGTTCCGGAGGAACTGATATGGATATGGAAAGAATCCGTTTCGAAGAGCTTTTCTCAAGTATCTTCAGGTCTAAATATGACCTGTCCAGAACAGCTATCGGCTACCTGAACCCGTTTGTTAATAGCTGTTTTTTCTTTTGGCAGGAAGGTCGAGGTGTCGAGTGAAGAGGAAATTCAATAGCGACTCAATAGTTTCATGCGTTGCCCTGAATCCAGGCTGTCTTTCGTCTTTGGTCGTTAAGAGCACAGGCATTGAGCGGGGTTCGGTTATTTCAGCACTCAACAGACTGACGAAAGATGGAACGCTTCGCAGGGAAAGCGCAGCCAAGGGATTTATTTATTTTGTTGGCGAGTCTGTGAGTGGGCGGGTGAAGGAAAGCAAACGCGGCAACCAATCACCCAAATTGACAGGCGCTTTCGGGTGCGCAAATCCATTAACCCAAATGTTCAACAGGTGCCTAATGGAGGCCAGGTCATGCCAGTGATTAAGAGACAGCGAGAGGTCTATTTCGCTCCGACACGAGGGCGCTGCTACCTGACATTGAGGGGCGCAATTAATGCTGAAGCGCGGGCAATAATTTTTTCAAGATACCCATCAACCGGCTCGGTATTCAGTGATGGCATGCTTATCGAGGACCCATGGAGCATTACCACTGATGATCCGGAACGCTATCAGAAAATGTATCGCCGGCTGAAAAGGCTTATCGCCAAATCCGTAATCAGCAATTCGCCAACCGAACATCACAAGGATTAACCATGAGCAAGGCAACCACAACGGCGGCGCTTCAGAGCGCAGCGCTGAAGGAGTTCTCTGCGCGAAATCAGCGCTACTGGTCAGCTTCAAGCCTGCCGACGCGCGAGAAGGTAAAGCACCGGAAGCCGCTTAAGGCATACCGCCGCGACCGGGTTATGAGCGCAATCCTGCGCCGCGATATCAACCGCAAGATTGAAGTAGCTCGCAACGAAATAATCGCCAGCATTGGAGGGAAGAAATCATGAGCACTATTAGCAATGAGCGTTTAGAAAAGCTGTCCGAATACGACTGCGCGGACAGGTATGAGGTTATGTCGATGGCGACCGAGCTTCTGGCGCTGCGCAAAGAGCGGGAGCGGGCGGAGCCTGTTGTTTGCCAAAAATGCGGCAACACTGGTTTAGCAGATAGCGGCGGGGTGCAGCCATGGGGAGAGCCAATTCTCATTGAATGTGATTGCACAGCACCGCCCGCGCCTGGTGCTGATGACGACTCTCTGCCGTATGACCCACAGATTGCTGAGTATGAGCAAATGATGGAAGCAGAGCAGGCACAAGCCGACACCACATCGCAGCAGTTCGAATCGCTGGCAGGTAAGGCGGTGAGTGGCAGCGAGGGTTTCGAGTGTACGCCAGTCGCTGACCTGTACGAGCTTCTGACCAAGTGCGGAGAATGTTACGACTATACAACCTCGGCCAAAGTCGCCGCTGACTGGATTAAAGAAGGATATTCAGCGCGGGAATACGTGAAGCTTGACCGCCTGCAGGAAGCCATGACGCAGGGTTCACCTGGGGAGGCTGATGGCTGGATTCCATGCAGCGAGCGGATGCCGCCAGAAAACACTGGCGTACTTGTTGCCACAGAGTTTGACGGCCCAGGAGACTGGAGAATGAAGTGGGGTACGCGAGTACCCGGGCATCCAGACTCAAAAAATGGGTGGTTTATCCCAGGCGCGTCGTGGACCCCGTCGCACTGGCAACCGCTCCCCGAGCCGCCATGCAAATAACCCTCGACGACATAGACACCATCGCCAGATACATCGGCAGCCCTCGCTTCATCGACATCGAAACACTCACTAAAAGATATCTCTTTACCAGCCAGCTGATAATGCTTCAGGCAATCAGTAAGGCGAGGTATTGAGCGGAGACTCATCATGATAACCAAGTTGCAAATAATGACCTGGTTCGAAGTGAACCGGAAAGGCACAGTCAAGCAGCTCGTTGAGGAACTTGGCGGAAAGGGCGACCGTGTGGCCGCCATAGTCTGCGGTCTTGTGCGAGAGGGCGCATTGGTACGCTCTGCAAGCACCGGCATGGGAACACGCTGCCGCCTGTACGCGTTAAGCGAAGGTAAGACAAATCGCCAGCGCATCCGCGAATACGTCACTGAACATGGGCCGGTATCGTCCCGCCAGGTATCAGAAGGAACCGGCATAGATATGGGCGCAGTGCAGCGCATTCTCCGTGACGAGCACGATTCAGGACGTATTGAGCGCTACAACTCAGAGAAGTGCAGCGAGCATCAAGGCTCATTCCTGTATGTCGCCGCACATGAGTTATGCCAGTTCGGATGCTCGAATCCGATGACGGCGTTTATCAACCAGCAGCTGCGCGCAGTGCGGCAGGAGATGCGGGTATGAGCATCATAATGTTGGTCTTCATCGGCATGTGCTTCATGTTCGCAGCCATCATTAAGCAGGACGGCCTGATGTTCACAGACGCGCTGATTCTGCTGTGCAGTGCATTCGTACTGATTAAGCTGGAGAAGAGGAATGAGAAAACAAACATTTGAAATCCGTACCCCGCTAGTTCAGCAAAACGCCATCCGCACGATCCAGCAGCTTTACCCCGACCACGAAAGACCGCTCATCGTGACCATTCAGGAAAAGACGCGCTCAGTAGAGCAAAACAAACGCCTTTGGGCGATCCTGAGGGACGTGTCTGAACAGGTCGTCTGGCATGGAATGAAGCTGGATAGCGAAGACTGGAAGCATATCTTCACCGCAGCGCTCAAAGGCCAGCGCTCGGCACCGGGCATTAATGGCGGATTTGTCGTGCTCGGGCAGTCGACCAGCAAGATGAAAGTCAGCGAGTTTAGCGAGCTTCTGGAGCTGATTTACGCATTCGGCGCAGAGAGAGGCGTCGAGTGGAGCGAAGATGCTCAGGAGGCGATTGAGTGGGCCAAGCGTACAGGGCGGAGGCCGAGATGCGAAAACGGAAAAGCAGCCTAGTCGCTGTAATGGAAAACTGCATATTCATTGTCCGACCCCGCCGCAAGAAGAAACCTGAATTACCTCCCTCTCAAATCCCAACATACGCGTATACGGCCCACCTGGCTGATGTCCGGTGGCTGCGTCAACGTGCCAGGAGGAAACATGACTGATTATTCCAAGCTTAGCGATGGGGAAATAAGCGTGAGATTAGCCTATTTCCTCAAGCCAAAATACAGCGCAGTGATTAGCCCGATTGATGAGACAGGCGCTCAACTATCATGGAATTGGTTCAACACGGTGCAGACCACAGGGTACTTCCCATTACGCAGAGCAGAGGATTTATTTGCGGTTCTCAAAAAACACAAAATAGGCATATCCCCTGCCGGGAAGACGGTCTGGCGTGCCAGTCACGAATCTGGAGTTTCAGCAACTCACAGAAACCCTTTGCGGGCAGTGGCAATTGTCTTCCTCCTAATGCAGGAAAGCCAACATGCTTAACCCCACCCAAACCCAAGCATACGAGCAGCAGAGCATAGCCAGAGCTCTCTGCGCAGGATGCAGCAAGCAACTAGAGCCGGATGAAACCTACGCCTGCGGCGAGTGCATCAACGAATGGCTGGTATATCGAGACCCGAACGGAGATATCGCAAATGACGATATTCAGGAGCAATAAATGGCTTCAGGCAGTCAGGGAGTTAGATTACTGCGTTCTGTGTGGCCGGTATGGAGTTCAGGCCGCGCACAGAAACGAAGGGAAGGGAATAGGCCTTAAGGTCGACGACAGCTTAACAGCGGCGCTTTGTCCGCCATGTCATGAGCGAATCGACAACGGCAAAGACTTAAGCCGGGAAGAAAGGCGCTCTGAAATGAACCGCGCTATCGTCCTTACGCTGCAAAAGCTAACGCGAGAAGGGAGGGTGACGGTGCGATGAATCAATACCGAATAGTCCTGCCCTGGCCGCCGTCAGTAAACAAGTACTGGCGACACTCAAGAGGAATTCACTACATCAGCGATTGGGGTAAGCGATACCGACGAGAAGTAATCGAAATTATTCAGCAGCACAAGTTAGACATCAAAATCCAACCCCGCATCAGAATCACCATCCACGCAGCACCTCCCGATAACCGCAAACGCGATTTGGACAATCTACCCAAAGCCGTTTTTGACGCACTCACCAGTGCGGGCTTCTGGCTGGATGACGGTCAGGTAGACGATATGCGCATCAAGCGCTGTCAGGCTGTTAAAGGCGGAATTCTCGTACTGGTAGTGACTGAGCTGGGCGGAAAGTTACCAGACATAGCCGAATTAATGGAGGCAGCATGAGCAAAATCCAGTACCCGATGAGCACAGCCGCAGTTTTCGACGACATCGTTTATCCCGTCAGCTTCACCGGGCCCGAGTCGATACGTAAGGAAATAGACGGCGCAGTTAACTGGTTCTGTCGGTGGTGCAATGAAGAGCGCGCGGTCGTCAGGTCAAAGATGCTGGTCAGTTGTTGGGGCGCATACCTGAATCATGACCAAGTTATGTCGGAGGCTGCATGAGCGAAGTAAGCAGAGAGGTCTGTGAGGAATATCTCGATGCCCTAGTAACGGTGGAGTTAGCCGCAAAGCTGGCGCAGAAAGACGGACGCAAGGTTAACGGTGCTATCCGCGCAACGGTGAGCGCCTTAATGCCACGGCTTAGCGACCGGAAAGTCAGGGGAATATTCACCGGACTTGCGCGTCAGCCATTCCCGGACGGCGCGCTGAAGATGTTAAGGCGACAACTCGATTCATTGGTGGGAGAGCCAGTATGAGCACAGTAACCAGTATCGCATTAGCTCAGCATCGCCAGAAGGATAAGGAGATGCTTGAGGCTGTTGAATGGCAGCTTAACAACGTTCACGAGACCGAGCGGCGCTTAAAGGACATGCGTAAGGAGCTGGAAAACCGGCTCGGTATCAACAAACCAGAGGGAGGCGATGCAGCGTGAAGAGGCTCACACCAGTATTTGGCATGGTTAATTTCACCGACGACGCTCACTTCCGACGGGTATGGAAGCATCCGAAGAAAACCATCAACTCCCGTCAGAAAGCGTGGGTGCATTACATGCTTCAGGTATGGGGCAAAGTTAATGCAGGTGACGATTCGCCGGCCGGAGCTGTCAACGTTATCGGGCGTCTAATGATTCGCAGCCAGTGGAGCGATGATAAGGCTAAGCAGATAGAAAGCGTTGTCATGCGGCTATACGAGGAAGAAGGCTTGCGGGGCGATGCTCTGTATCAGAAAGCTCGCGAACTGGTCATCCCGCAATCTTCATTCAGCAACATCATCGCTCTCGCCAAAGAATCAGATGATGCTGCGTTTGTTGAGCGCGTAATGGTTAAAACCTTTCACCGTGAAAGCCCCGTCCGCGATGTAGCTATTAAGCGATATTGCCACCGCAATTGCACGCAAGATATCGCTAAGCTGATGAGCCATGTCACCGGAATGGATGTGCAGTCATGTAGGCGTCGTGTTGTATGGTGCGAGAACGTGCTCGACTCGGAAATATTTTTCGCAATGAAGCGTGAAATTGAGAATGAATTTCCTCAATTAGCGGCTTAATTAATAAATATTTTCCGAAAGTGTTGCCATCGCGAAATAGAAGTAGTACATTTTGTGTATGCTCGGAGCAAAAGCGAACTGAGCAGCCAAACAAACAAGCCCTGAGGTTCACGCCTCGGGGCTTTTTTATTGGCGAAATCTGGTAAGGGTATTGACTTGGTAATCCAGGATAGTTCCGGCTGGTCAATGGGGGCAGTGCTCTTTCCAGTTTTCGTCACGTTAGCGACTTTGCGGACTTTTTAGAAACTGACCACAAAGATAAATGCAAACGATGAACAATTCCTGGCAGTAGCCTAACGGCCAAACACCAGTGAGGTCTTCCGATTCCTCATCAAGTAATTCGGCGCACTGGCCCGGTGTGATTAATAATGGGCACCCACCAATGAGAGCATTCCAGAACAGGCAGCGTAACCGCTTAGCGGAACAGGCAGCGTAACTGATTGTGCTTTCATTCGTGGGTAACAACGGGCATATCGCCTTAGTAAATCCCATATAGGTGCAGACTGATCACCTGCCGTTAGCTCCACGAAACGGAGCCCATAACAGGTAAGGGCGCTGAACTTTTTAAGCCAGGAAAACGCTGGCGTCGGTGCGATTCCGGGCGGCGTCCTTTCCGCTGTGGTGAATGCGCAGGCTGATGCGCTATAGCTGTATATCTCTATGTGGGGTCATCGTAAGCGGGTCACGGAAACCACTGAGGAGTTGCGACCTCGGTAATAAATCGCGATATACAGGAAACGCTATGACCGGAGATCAGCACCGGCCACCATACATATTCAGACGGCAGAAAAGAAAATCCCCGCCGAAGCGGAGAACATCTTAACTTGGTTGGTTATGGGACATCTCTTCGCGGACTGTAAATCTTCCCGTTGAGCACTATGCACCCCATGCTAATCCACTTAGTAACCTGTTGAGGTAGCACTCCACACGCCAAGGCGAAATCTGCCTGGCTGGAGTAATTCTTATCGATGTATTCTTTAAGCGGCATAGAACCCTCAATCAGTATTCAGAAAAACACTTCTCGACGAAGCGCTCACTTTCTTCGTCCACTGATATAGCTTCATCAAACGCCACGTTATAACCGAGAGACTCAGCCTTGCGCTGAACGAAAGCGAAAAACTCTTTCGCTTCTTCTTTGCTCATGTCGAAACGTGAATCCGGTGCGTAGGTGTTAATGGTGATAGTGGTCATAGCATTTGCTCCTGTTTAGATGGGTAGATAATAAACCAAAAAGGTTTATATGTTATGACATGCATCACAATATCCATACAAACTTTAAGGCTCGCTTCGGCGGGCCTTTTTCGTATTAGGCCACAGGCAATCAATCACAGATGAACCCTCGCATCCTTTGCCTTGCTGGCCTTTCCTAACTACACCACAGCACTTCCATTATCGGAGGTGTGAGAAATGCTACGTATGAATACCAACAACGGATTCTGGTCGTATTTCTGGTCAGGTCTAACGGGATTCTTCGCCATGTTGACTCTTCAGGATGTTCTGTTTGCCCTGGGATTTGTCATAACGGCGACATTCACCTGGCTGACATATCGTTCAAACGACCGAAAGAACAAAGCGGCGATTGAGGAAGACCGCAAGCGAACCGAAATCCTCAAAGCTGCATATGCCCGTGGTGATGTAACGAACATTTCCGAGGGTGCCAAAATCGTCAAAGACATCGACCAGGAACTATCGCCATAGGTGAGACCATGCAGATACCAGCGAAACTACGTACTGCACTGGTTGCAGCTGCGGCGGGAGGGGCGTCATTTATCGCTGGCGTCCTGATACAGGACCAGGAAGGCGTTAAGTACAAGCCTTACCTCGACCCTGTCGGCATTCCTACTGTGTGTGCAGGAATTACCGGCCCTGATGTGAAGATGGGCAAGGTCTACACAAAGCAGGAATGCGATGACCTTCTGAACAAGCACATGCAACCGGTTATCAAAGCCGTGGATGCCTCAGTTAAGGTTCCCATTTCTGCATACCAGCGCGCCGCGCTCTACTCATTCACCTACAACGTAGGGGTAAGCGCTTTCCGCTCATCAACGTTGCTTAAAAAGCTCAACAACGGCGACAGAAAAGGAGCCTGCGACGAACTGCGAAAATGGACGTGGGCGGGCGGCAAGCAGTGGAAGGGGTTGCAAACTCGCAGGGAGATAGAGCGCGAGCTATGCAGGGCGGATAAAGCCAATGACCTTTAACTGGAAGCTCATACTGTTCGCCGTAATGACTCTGTTACTGGCAATTGCCATAGTCATCGCCAGTCATTACAGGTCAGCGCTCACAAAAACAGAGGCATCTTTAACCGAAGTTAATCGTGAATTAAATCTGGCTAAAGATACTATCAAAGACATGCAGACTCGCCAGCGCGATGTCGCAGCGCTCGACGCAAAATACACACAGGAACTAGCAGATGCGAATGCTGAAAATGATGCTTTGCGTAAGCGTCTCGATAATGGTGGCCGGGTGCGCGTCAAAGGAAGCTGCCCTGTGTCAGCCACAACCAAAACCTCCGGCACCTCCGGCATGGGCAATGATGCCACCGTCGAACTCTCTGACGTTGCTGGACGAAACGTTCTCAGTATCCGAGCCGGAATCATCAGCGACCAAACATCCCTGAAAGTCCTTCAGGACTACATCCGGCAACAATGCCTCAAATAAATTGTGTAACCCCGTAAGGATGGTGATCGCAATCTGGCTGACGGGTAAGCCGTAAGTGGGTTAGCCATTCTGTGAGGAATCGCGAAGCCTGCGACCATGACAACCCCCCAAGAAGATTCACCATCAGCAACAAAGCAATATCGGCCTCGCTAATGCGGGGCTTTTTTATGCGCTTCGCACGCGCAAACATCAATCCCTAAGCCTACAGAAAAGCAAGCCTGAGATTATCCGTAAATGGTGCGTCTTAGGGACGGCTTAATCTGTGCGACAGGCTTGTTTCTCTATAGGAGCACCAACCTATGCAATATCCAGTAAATGACCATCCGTTAGTAATGACCAGCATTGAAATCGCTGAGCTGGTAGAAAAGCGGCACGATAACGTTAAGCGTACGATAGAAAGCCTTATTGAACGGGGCACGATTGCTTCTCCTCAAATTGAGGAAAAGCCCACAGCAGGCCGCCCCGTGAGCGTTTATGTGTTTGAAGGTGAGCAGGGTAAGCGCGACAGTATTATTGTCGTTGCTCAGCTTTCGCCTGAATTTACCGCCCGCCTGGTTGATCGCTGGCAGGAGCTTGAGGCCCAACTTAGCCAGCCCGTGAGAATACCGCAGAGCCTGCCGGAAGCGTTGCGCCTGGCTGCAGACCTCGCAGAGCAGAAAGCGGAGCTGGAAAACAAGCTCGCTATTGCCGCACCTAAAGCCGAATTCGTTGATAACTACGTCGAGGCGACCGGAGCGATGGGCTTCCGTGAAGCAGCAAAACTGCTGAAGGTGAAAGAAACGGACTTCCGGTTGTTCCTGATTGAGCAGGGCATCATGTATCGCCTGGCCGGAAAACTGACACCTTATGCTCAGCATCTCGATGCCGGTCGCTTCACCATGAAAACCGGAGAGAACCAGAACAACGGCCATGCATTCACTCAGGCCAAGTTCACTCCGCGAGGCATTCAGTGGGTAGCCGCATTGCTGGCAGGTCACAATCTTAATGACCAGGCAGCCTAAGAAGAGGTGAGAGCCTCTTTCACAACGGCTTTCATCACAAGGCGCATTTGCGAGTGCGCCTGATGATGGTTGTCACTCCAACGATGCATAGCATCTTAATAACCAGGAAAACAAAATGACCAAACGCGCAATGTCTACCGGCGGCTACCCAATCGAGGTTATGACGCCAGGCGATTCAGTAGTTATCCCGGCAGCAACAACGACCACTATCGGTGGCGTAAAGAAAATGGCCGCTCAGGCCAACAGCACCGCAACAGACGTCGCAGGCGTGGTTACTGACCTGAACGCGCTAATCTCCAAGCTGAAAACTGCGGGAATGATGTGAGGAGCAATCATGGCCAGGCCAACCAAGTATCAGAAGGCGTACGCCGAGCAGGCTCGCAAGCTGTGCATGCTTGGCTACACCGATGCTCAATTAGCAGACTTCTTTGAGGTCTCTGAAGCAACGATCAATACGTGGAAGAAAGAGCATCCTGAGTTTCTGGAGTCCGTAAAAAAAGGCAAAGACCTTGTTGATGCTGAGATCGTCGATAGCCTCTATCAGCGAGCAATGGGTTACGTAGCCCCTGACATTGATATCCGCGTAATTGATAACCAGATAGTCAAAACACAAATCAAAAAGCATTACCCTCCCGACACAGCTGCTGCAATCTTCTGGCTTAAGAACCGACAGAAGAAAGACTGGCGAGACAAGATTGACCACGCTATCGAGGGTGCCAATGGTGGCCCGGTAGAAGTCGTCAATTACACCCCAGCAGATTACGCAGCAGCTCAGGCGGCAATGGAGGAGAAACTAAAAGGCCTGGATTGATATGAACGAAATTATCGAATGGGATGATTTGTCATTCCCAGAGCGCGTAGTGCTTCGTTCAAAGTCCACTAAATCGTTTCTCAACTTCACCCGGTTGTGGTTTGAACTGATTCAGGGCGATCGCCTTCTGGTTAACTGGCATCACCGCCTGATGGCGTCAAAGATTGATGACCTGATAGCCGGACGCCTTGAGCCGCGAAACCTAATTATCAATATTCCACCTGGCGGGACGAAAACGGAGTTCTTCTCCATTCATTTTCCCGCATACGTCAATGCACTGGTGCAGGAAGGAAAGCTCAAGCGTTTCCGCAACCTGAATATCTCTTTTGCTGACACGCTGGTTAAGCGCAACTCACGCCGCACACGCGACATCATCGCCAGCAAGGAATATCAGGAATTCTGGCCTTGCTCGTTTGGTGTCAACCAGGCGGAAGAGTGGGAGATAAAAGACGATCGCGGTCGCTCAATCGGGCAGACGGTATCACGCTCCAGCAACGGGCAGATCACCGGTGGTCGTGGCGGCTACTTCGGGCCCGAATTCTCCGGCATGGTTATGCTGGATGACTACAACAAGCCGGTCGACATGCTCAGCGAGACCAAGCGGAACAGCGCTAACACGCTTCTGGTAAACACCATCCGTTCTCGCCGTGGCGATAAGTCGAAAGACCACCCGACGCCATTCGTAAGCATTCAGCAGCGTCTTCATACTGATGATGCTACCGGATTCATGTTGTCAGGTGGCATGGGGGTTGATTTTCATCACGTCGCTATCCCGGCGCTGATTGACGAAAAATACATTCAGTCGTTGCCCGAGCCATGGCGCTCACTGTGCTGGGAAACGGTAAAAGACACTGAGTCGGTCGAGGTCTCAGGTACGCGCTACTGGTCATACTGGCCGCAGATGGAAGACGTGAACGACCTCGTCGCCCTGTGGGAGAGAGACCGTTACACATTCCTTTCGCAGTATCAGCAGAACCCAATGGCGCTGACTGGCGGAATCATCGAAACCGACTGGTTTAAGACATACACCACGCTGCCTAAGCTCACGCACCGCGCCGTGTATGTGGATACCAACAGCGGCAAGGTAGAGGACTGGCTTGACTACACCGTGTTCACGCTTGTTGGTATGGGCGTTGATGGCAACCTCTACATCATTGATGTCGTGCGTGGACGCTGGGACCCTGAAGATCTCCTGAAGAAAGCAGAAGAGGTCTGGGAGAAATGGCGCATGCAGGGCTCGCTACGAATCATGCCCATGCGCCACATGGCAATCGAAGAGAAACAGGCAGGGCAGGGCCTCATCACCACGCTCAAGAAGCGCAACAGTATCCCGGTTAAAGAGATACCTCGCGGCGCAGGCCAGAACAAACTGGTTCGCTGCCTCAACGTCATCCCGCAGATAAAGACCGGAAAGGTGTACGTGCCAGCCACGCATGATGCTAACGGCGCGGCAGTGCTTCACACCCGTTATGAAGACGGCACCATTGCCGGAACAACCTCGTGGGTTATCACCGCCATGACCGAATGCGCTGCGTTCTCAGCTGACGACAGTCACGACAATGACGACATCCTCGATACCTGGATGGATGCTATTGACGACAACCTCATTTCTGGTCGCCAGCCGATGGTCATCGACCCGAGCCAACTCAGGAGAATTTAAGTGTGGCCGTTTAAAAAGAAACAAGTCGCCGCGCCTGAGCCGGTGAAAGAGCCTGAAAAATCGCAGATGAAAATTAAGGCCGAATCGGTGGCGCAAATCACACCAAAGCCGCCGAGAGACTTTGCACAGTACGTACCGCCAAAAGGTGTCATCCCTGAGAGCATCGAGAAGGGCATTCTCGCTATGGACTCGACGCCATACGATGCCCTTAACAACGCTTACATGGGTTACACCTACGGCTACCCTGACAGCTTCCCCGGATACCCTTATCTCGCCACGCTGGCGCAGAAGCCGGAATATCGCAAGATGGTCGGCACCATCGCCGAAGAGATGACCCGCAAGTGGGTGAAACTCAAGACGGTGGGTGATGACGACAAGGCGGATCGAGTCCGCGAGCTTTATGCAGCGATGGAGAAATTCCGCGTTAAGGAGAAATTCCGCGAGGCTGCAGAGCACGACGGATATTTTGGTGGCGGCCAGATTTACATCGACGTGAAGACTGCAAAAGGGGCGTCAGCCTGGACAGATGCCGTGGAGTTGCAGTCAATACTGTTTATCTCCGACAAGAAGATTACAAAGGGGTCGCTGATTGGCTTCACCGTCATTGAGCCTGTCTGGACCTATCCGGGCGTCTACAACACTGATAACCCGATGAGCCCCGATTTCTACAAGCCGACTGAATGGTTTGTGATGGCGAAGACAGTAAATGCAAGCCGCATGCTGGACTTCGTTTCAAGGCAGGTGCCAGATCTTCTGAAAGCGGCCTACAACTTCCGTGGGCTAAGCCTGACACAAATGGCCGAACCTTACGTGAATAACTGGCTGCGCACGCGTGACAGCGTAAGTGACATGATTCACTCGTTCAGTATCCCGGTAATCGGCACTAACATGAGCACGGTGTTGCAGGGTGGCGGGGCTGAGAGCCTGCTTTATCGCCTCCAGATGTTCAATCAGTGTCGCGATAATCGGGGCGCTTTTGCGAAGGACAACAGCCCTGAAGCGCCTGAGACGGTCGAGTTTGTCAATGCGCCCCTGAGCGGTCTCGATGCACTTCAGGCTCAGGCACAAGAGCAAATGGCTGCGGTGTCCAGCATTCCACTCGTCAAACTGCTTGGTATCTCACCTGCTGGGCTCAACGCCTCATCAGAGGGCGAGATTCGCGTCTTCTATGACTATATTCACGCCCTGCAGCAGTCCATTTTCAAAGACAACCTTAAACGCGTGCTGGACATCATTCAGCTCTCCGAATTTGGCGACATAGACCCGGACATCTACTTCGAGTTCGAGCCGCTTTATGAGATGAGCGAGAAAGAGCGCGCAGAGATTCGCAAGATGGATGCTGATACTGATGCTGTGTACGCAACACAGGTAGGTGCGCTTTCTGCCGGAGAGATTCGGGAGAAGATTGCCGCCGACCCTGACAGCCCATACCACTCACTGGACTTAAGCGATGACATCGAAATCGAAGAAGAAGTCGACGACATCGACAATGAAGACGACCCGCCCGATAAGACCTAACGTTGGCGTTGAGGCGTGGTATAGGCGACAGCTTGATAAACAGGTCAGGGAGATGCAGAAGTCCGTTGTCTACTGGCTCTCCGCTAACTACAAAGCGAGCGGGGCTGCGGTGGCAATGGACGCATCTCCGGCAGTGTTCATGCGTGATGCTGTCAGAAAGCTCGCGAAGCGCTGGGCAAAGCAATTCGACGACATCGCTCAGAAACTGGCTGAACGGTTTGCTGGAGACGCGATGAAGAATTCAGACGTGTCCCTTCGTAACGCTCTCGATGTGGCTGGATTGACCGTTGAGTTCAAAATGACCGCGCCGATGAACAATGCGTTGCAGGCGACCATTGCCGAAAACGTCGGGCTAATACGATCCATCCCGGAGAAGTATTTCACTGAGATTGAGGGAATGGTCATGCGCTCTGTGGCGCGTGGACGAGATCTGAAAACGCTTACGGATGAACTGCAAAAGCGATATGGGATAATCCGCCGCCGGGCAGCCCTCATCGCCAGAGACCAGAACAACAAGGCCACATCAGTCATGCAGGCGGCAAGGCAGCAGTCTCTCGGCATTACAGAAGGAATCTGGCGTCATTCCCATGCAGGCAAAGAGCCAAGACCATCACACGTTAAAGCTGACGGTCAGAAATTTGACCTGTCGAAAGGGCTTTATCTTGATGGCAAATGGACAATGCCAGGCGAGGAAATCAACTGTCGATGCACCTGGTCTCCGGTTATACCAGGCCTCTAATAAATCATCAAAACCCAAATGGTCGCTCAGGCGGCCTTTTTTATTGCCTGAAATCTGAGAAAAACGATGAAAGCAACTGAACGGTTGGCATTTGACCGCGCCTCCGTGCGCAAACTCGATGATGTCGGCAGGCTTCAGGTGGCGGTTAGCAACATCAGTAAGGCGAATGTCTGCCCCTACTACGGGCGAGAGATTCCTGGGTGGGAAGAGTTAGGCCTTGATCCTGACAAAATCTACCGGCTTTACCGCGACCCGGAAGAACTAAAGAAAGCCGCCCACACATTCAACAATATCCCCATTCTCTGCATTCACACCCCCGACTTCCCCGGCGACCCGCCGCGAGAATATCGGGTGGGTTCAACACATTCGAGCGCCGCCTTTAACGGCAAGTACCTGACCAACGGCCTGTCGATCTGGGACAACTCGGCCATCGCAGGTATCGAGACTGAAGAGCAGAAAGAATTGTCGTCGTCGTATCAATACGTCGCCGATATGACCCCCGGCGAATCACCAGACGGCGAAGCATATGACGGCGTCATGCGTGACATTGTCGGAAATCACGTTGCACTGGTCGAAACCGGCCGCGCAGGTCCCGACGTCGTAGTCGGGGATTCACTCCCACTGGAGCTTAAATACATGAAGTTAGACCGCAAAGGCGTCGCCATCCGTGCCGCGCTGGGAGCGTATCTGAAGCCGCGTCTGGCTCAGGATGCCGCACCCAAAGAACTCACCGCCATCCTGAACGCACACAAATCGCCTGTGTCGATCGCAAAGGCAGTGGCGAAACTCTGCAAGCCGCGTCTCGCAGCTGACATGGAAATCGAACCGGAAGAGCTGGTCGAAATCATTGAAGCATCCGAACAGACCGTCGAGCCGGAAGAAGAAGTGAAAGTCGCCGGCGACAGCGACGAAGAGGCCATCATCTCTTTGCTGCGTGAAGCAGGTGTATCAGAAGAAATCATTGCCAAAATTGCTGCGTCTCTCGCACCTGCTGCTGCGATGGATGAAGACAGCGAAGATAAAGACGACAAAAAAGAGAAAGACAAAGTGGACAAACCTGCAATGGACGCCGCGATCCGACTGGCTGCCGATGCAGCTACTAAAAAAGCCGCAGAAAACTTCCGCGCCGTACGTGAAGCAGAGCAGGCCGTACGTCCGCTGATCGGCGATGTGGTAGCAATGGACTCTGCTGAAGATGTCTATCGCACTGCTCTTGAGCAGGCTGGCGTGGATATCGAAGGCGTTCACCCGTCGGCGTTCCCGTCACTCGTCAAAATGGCTATCAGCCAGAAAGACAACAAGCGCCCTGTAATTGCGCAGGATTCCGACTCTATCAGCGAATTCGAGAAAGCCTTCCCGACCGCTGGCAAACTCAAACGAGGGTTCTAAGATGCCTGGTTTTCAGAGTGTAATTAATCAATATCCGGCCCCTGGCGTCGAAGGTGGTTTTGCAAGTACCAACCCTCACGCAACCTTCCTGGCTGGCGAAGCTGCGCTGGTTGCAGGCACTGGCGGCCTCACTATCGGTCGCTTTGCGTGGGCAGTTAACGGCGTCGCCACCAACACTGGCACCGGCGCTCCATCAGGCTTCGTTCATCGTGACGGCCAGGCGGCAATCACTGAATGGCTCGGCGCTTCCTCCAACGTAATTCAGGCGGGTCGTGAAGTCACGCTGATGGTCGCTGGCGACTTCTGGGCACGCACCGCAACCGCCGCGAGTCGCGGCCAGAAAATCTTCGCTGTACTGGCTGACGGCACCATTAAAACCGGCGCGGCAGGAGCCACCATTTCCGGCGCAGTCGAAACGCCTTTCTATGCTGGTAGCGCTTGCGATGCAGGCGAACTGGTCAAAATCAGCACCTGGAGCAAGTAATGAACGAATTTCAGAAACACTATGCCGCAGCAAGCGGTAAATACGGCATCGTGCTGCCGGGCGCGAAAGAATACCTGAAGCCAGAGTTTGCGGAGAACTTCTCTCTGGCGATGGATGCGCAGCCGACCATGGTTACCACTGGTAGCGCAGGTATCCCGGCTTACTTTACCAACTATGTTGACCCGGAGCTGATCCGCATTCTGGTCACCCCGATGAAGGCAGCGCAAATCATCGGTGAAGTGAAAAAGGGCGACTGGACCACGCTGACCGCGCAGTTCCCGGTTGTGGAAAGTGCTGGCGAAACCAGCTCGTATGGTGACTTCAATAACAACGGCATGACCGCTGCGAACGTCAACTGGGTGCCGCGCCAGTCCTACCACTACCAGACCCACACCCGCTGGGGTGAGCGTGAGCTGGATATGTACGGCGCAGCGCGGATCGGCTATGCAGCTGAGCTCAACGTGGCTTCAGCTCTGGTGCTGAACAAGTTCCAGAACAAGTCGTACTTCTACGGCATTCAGGGCCTGCAGAACTACGGCCTGCTGAATGACCCGTCTCTGCCGGCACCTATCACGCCTAATGCAACCGGCGCGGGTGGCGCTGTGACATGGTCATCAAAAGACGGACAGGCTGTTTACGACGATATCGCCAAGCTTTACGGCCAACTGGTATCGCAGACCAAAGGCCTCATTGAGCGCGATTCCCCGATGACGCTGGCGATGTCACCTACGGCAGAAGTGAATCTGACCAAGACCAACATGTACAACGTGAACGTGTCGGATCTGCTGAAGAAAAACTTCCCCAACCTGCGCATCGAAACGGCGGTCGAGTACTCCACTGACGCTGGCGAGATGGTGCAGCTGATTGCTGACAAACTCGGCGAGACAGACACCGCTTACGCTGCATTCACCGAAAAAATGCGCGCGCACGCAGTTGTGGTCGAAGAGTCCAGCTGGAAGCAGAAAAAATCAGGCGGCACCTGGGGTGCAATCATTCGTCAACCTCTGGCTATCGCCAGCATGATCGGGGTGTAAAACATGGCAGAAACTATCGTTGTAGGCTGCAAACTTCCTAACGGCCTGGTTGTTGAGCAGGAAGGCTACACCGTAACGCTGAACGGCGCTAACTCTTCAAATGTCGTTGGCGGTTACGGCCTCACTGAGGGTGTCGACAAAGACGCCTTTGAAAAGTGGCTGGAAGTTCACAAAAACCAGCCATATGTCAAAAACGAGCTGGTATTCGCGCAGGCTAAAGCGAATAGCGCGCAATCAAAAGCTACCGAAAACGCCAGCGTCAAGTCTGGTCTGGAAGGTCTGCCGCAGGACAAGCCTGCACCGGGCATCGAGAAAGCGGACGGTAAATAATCATGGCGATCGTTGTTTTCGACATTGAAGCATTCCGCGAGCGTTATCCGGAATTCAACTCGGTAAGTGACGCGCTGCTGAATGCGTATTTCGTTGAGGCAACGGTCTACCTTGATAACACAGATTGCAGCCCCGTACAGGATGATGCTGTGCGGGCTGTTTATCTGAACATGCTCGTCGCTCACATTGCAGCTCTCAATTCCGGGGTAGGTGGGCAGAAGCCATCCGGCCTGGTAGGTCGAATTTCAAGTGCATCTGAGGGTTCTGTATCGGTATCCACCGGCGATGTTCCTGTTAGTCAGTCATCCTGGTGGTATCTGCAAACGCCATATGGCGCTGCTTACTGGAATGCAACTGCTCAGTACCGCACATTCAAATATGTTCCGGGATCCTCCCCGTCACTTTATCCCGGACATTATTACCGCAGGCCAGTTACCCGGAGGTGAGCATGACCACGTTTAGTGGTGGCGCGGCATTAGAGGCGAAACTTGCTGAACTGGCAGAAAAGCTTGGCGATGGGAAAACACTGAGGGTGGGATTCCTTGAAGGGGCTGCATACCCTGACGGACAATCTGTCCCAATGGTTGCCGCAGCCAACGAATATGGCGACCCGGCAATGAACAGGCCTCCTCGTCCATTTTTCAGAAACATGATCGCCGAAAAGTCACCAGAATGGCCGCAGAATATTGCGAAGATAGCCGAGGCAACAGGCTATGAAGCGGAAACGATGCTTGGACTGATGGGTGAACATATTAAAGGCCAGCTGCAGGGCTCAATCAGAGATTTGATGGATCCTGCGCTATCTCCAGTAACGATCGCCAAAAAGGGCTTCTCTAAGCCACTCATTGAAACTTCCCACATGCTAAACAGCGTCGATTACGACATTAAGGATGGCGTATGAACCTGAGAGGCATAGCCAATAGCGCCACGAAGACAATAAACCCCAACGTAAATGGCGTGTTCCGGATTAACACTGGATTCACTACTTTACCTGGTGGAAAGCGAGAGCAGACGTACAGCAACGTTGATGTTGAAGTCCAGATGCAGGAGCTATCGTCAACAGACTTACGACAGGTAGATGCCATCAACATTCAGGGCATCCTGAAAAGTGCGTATCTGAATGGGAACTTCAACGGTGTGAATCGACCGGATCAAAAAGGTGGCGACATTCTCGTTGTGAACGGTCAACAGTGGTTGGTGGTGAAGGTTCCTGAGTTATGGCCTGACTGGTGCCGAGTGATTGTTAACCTGCAGAGGTCGCCATGACAGCCACAGTAGACATCACCGAGCTAGACCTGCGTATTGCTCTGCAGGCATTTCTGATGGATATCACCGGTCTCACCATCGACAACGTGCTGGTAGGTCAGCAGAACCTGACCCCTATGCCGCTCCGTGACTTCATCATCATGACACCGCTGAAGCAGATAGGGCTGTCTACCAACCGCGTCAAATACGACGACAACGGCGTTTACGGAGAAGGGAAGCAGCTAAACCAGCGCAGCACACAATGGCCTTGTCAGATTGACTGCTACGGCGAGAACGCAGCTGATAACGCTTCAATCATCGGTACGCTAATCCGCTCAGACTTTGCCTGTGAATGGTTCCGACAAAACGGCAATGTCATTACACCTCTTTACTGCTCAGACCCTCATCAGACCACGATGATAAACGGCGAGCAACAATACGAAGGACGCTGGACGATGGAATTCATCGGGCAATTCAACCCGTCTGTTACCACACGGCAGGACTTCATGGACAGCATTACAGTCGGCGTTATTGCCGCAGATCTAAAATACCCACCGGAGAGTGCATAAATGGCAATCCCATTACGCAAAGATATTCAAATCAATCCTGGAGTGCTGCCAGCGGGCGGTTCAGCGCTTGATCTGAATGGCCTTATCCTTACCGACAGCGCTTACGCTCCGGTGGGGAGTGTTATCACATTCACGAACAAAGAAGATGTAGCAGCCTATTTCGGCAGTGCATCTGCTGAATTCAGCATGGCTGAAGTGTATTTTCAGGGATACGACAATTCCACCAAAACCCCAGGCGCGTTGCTGTTTGCACGGTTTAACCCGGAAGCAGCTGCAGCATGGTTACGCTCAGGTTCAATGGCGGCAGTAACGTTAGACCAGCTCAAACTGCTGAGCGGGGTACTTACACTGACCGTTGACGGAACGGCGGTAACTTCAGCCAGCATCGACCTGAGCACAGCAACAAGCTTTGCCATGGCTGCCGACCTGATTGAGACAGGTATCGGCTCCAGCGTAACTGTAGAGTACGACACCACTCAAAAGCGCTTCATCATCACCAGCGCGTCCGATGGCGCAGCGAGCACTATTACCTACGCCACTGGCACATTATCTGCTGGCCTTAAGCTGACAGCCTCTACCGGCGCTCAGTTGTCTCAGGGAGCAGATGCAGCGGTAGTGACCTCGGCAATGCAGTCAGTGCTGGATAGCTCTCAAAATTGGGCAATCTTCACTACATCCTTTACGCCGAACGAACAGGAAGCGCTGGACTTCTCCGCCTGGGTTAATGGGCAGAATTATCGGTTCGGCTACGTGCCGTTCACGCTGGAAGAATCCGCGCTGGTATCTGGCTCAACTGATACGCTGGCGTACAAAATCATCAGCACTTACAACTATTCAAACGTCGTTCCAGTGTTCGGGGATCAGACTCATGCAGCGAGCGTTATTGGCTATGCCGCATCTCTTGACTTCGACCGCCAGGAAGGCCGCGTACCATTCAAGTTCCGCTCTCTCGGTGGCCTGCTGCCGGAAGTGACCACATCAGCAAATTACGATGCTCTGATTGCCAACGGTTACAACTTCTACGGCGCGTACACGGCGAATAACTACGATACTCGCTACTGGGCTGATGGCACCATCACTGGTGACTTCAAGTGGTTTGACTCCTTCTGCTTCCAGATTTGGCTGAATGCCAACCTGATGCAGGATGCTATCGAACTGTTCCAGTCGAACCGCAGCATTCCTTACAACGCACGCGGCAAGGCGATCATCGAAGCGTCATTCTCCGACACGCTGAATCAGGGAATCACCTTTGGTGGCATCCGAACCGGTGTAACTCTGTCCGGCTCTCAGATTTCAGAGATTCAGAACGCAGTGGGCGCTGACATCTCTCCATCGCTGATTGCTAAGGGCTACTACCTGTATATCGCTGACGCCACTCCTACGCAGCGTCAGGAGCGCACAAGCCCGAGCATGACCCTGTGGTACTGCGACGGTGGTTGCGTACAGAAAATCACTCTCGCCAGCATTGAGGTGCAATAAATGTCCAACACGATTACTTCAGCTGATTCCATTTTTGCCCTCACCGTCACCAACCTATTCCCGAGCGCTCAGACGCTGGAAGGTTATGCAGCTGACGCGATGTTCGCGCTGGGCGATACAGAAATGGCAGTTTCCGTCCGTGGCGCTGATGGCAAGCTCTCTGGCGGTTTCGTTTTCGGTGAGTATCTGCAGACGATCACAATCATGCCGGACAGCCCATCTCGTGAGCTGTTCGAGACCTGGCAACTGACGTCTCTGACCTCAAAAGCTGTATTCCGCTGCAACGCAACAATTATCCTCCCGGCGATTAGTCGCAAGTTCACACTGACCAATGGCATTCTGCAGCGCGTTAAGGCCATTCCTGATGCGCAGCGTGTACTGCAGGCTATGACGTTCCAAATTAACTGGGAATCCGTGGTTGGCGAAGCGTACAACCCATAAGGACTAACATGGCACGCAAAGAGATTTACTACACCGTCGAAGATAAAGGACGTGACAATGGGAAGGTTTTCTACATTCGCGAAATGTCTGCTACTCAGGCTGAGTGGTGGGCAATTCGTGCCGGACTGGCAATGGCTAAAAATGGCGTTAATCTTCCGGATAACTTTTCAGATATGGGTATGGCAGGTATGGCGAAAGTCGGCCTCGAAATGGTGGCTAAAATCCCTCCAGAGGATGCACGGCCTCTCCTGGACGAGCTGATGAAGTGTGTTCAGGCCGTTCCAGATCCAGCCAATCAGAGCGTTAAGCGCAATCTGATTGATGATGACACTGAAGAGGTTATGACTCGCCTGAAACTTCGCAGCGAAGTCTTCAAGCTGCATGTTGATTTTTTCACAGCCACCGCCAGTTAGACATCCCTCCGGTAATGGGCCCGCAAATCGCTGGCCTTGCCGAGTACACCAACGTGCCAAAAACAATAGCCACGGTCATGTCATCGGGTAAATGCTCGCTTACGGAGCTAAGCACGACACTTGGTGTGCAGGATTTATGGTGGTGGCTGGAAATTATCACCATTGATAATTACAACCAAATGGTAATCGACAGAGCAAGTGAGGCCTGGTAATGGCAACAGTTATAGATGCCCTGGTTGTCACTCTGGGCCTTGATTCCTCTGGATTCAAAAAGGGCAAGAAAGAGGTCTCAGAAGGATTAGACCAAACTAAGAAGCATGCAGAGTCAACGGCAAAGGACATGGAGGCTTATGGCAAGAAAGCCTCTTCATTCTTTACCAGTATTGGGAAGAGCATGCTGGCACTGGCAGGAATAGCTCTGAGTGCCAATGGGGTTAAAAACTTCATCACCGACACGACTAAATCTCTGGTTGATTTGGGCGTCCAGTCCTCTGCCATAGACACATCGGCCAAGGCTCTTGATGGTTGGGTAAAGTCAGCTGACGCAGTTGGGTCTTCTGCTGCGTCAATGAGCTCTAACCTCCAGAAATTCCAGAGTTCAATATCTCAATTTAATTCTGGGTTTGGTGCTGACGATACGCTCAACACCCTCTTTGCCTTCAGCGCCCAGACCGGAACCAAGTTCGATACCACCCAGAATGCAAGCCAAATCATGCAGTACCTGGCTGAAAACTGGAACAAGCTTAATAAAAACCAGCAGCGCATGTATGGGCAGAGGCTTGGTTTCGATAATGCAACAGTGCAGGCTCTCTCTAGCGGACGGCTTCTGGACTTACAGAAGTCATTCGAAGGAACGTCCAAACAAACTGATGCGCTGACAGACAAAGCCAGGCGTTTAAATGAGCAGTTCGTCAGAGTCAGGCAATCGTGGGAGTCCACCTCTCTTACTCTGTATGAAAAACTTCTGCCAGCAGTATGGAAAATTCTTGACGCGCTCAATTCAATGAGCTCGTGGGTAGAAAGGCACGGGCCTGAGATTAACGCCTCATTCGATGAGCTAGGTAAGACATTCTCAATACTTTGGAAGGATGTCACAGACGTCTCTAAAGCTATAGGTGATCTGCTTAGCATCGATACGAAAAACTGGACGTTATCTGGCGACATAAAAAATCTCAATCAAAACCTTGATGAGGGACGTCAGACCGTCGAGCTGATTATCGACGCCTTCAAAAGCCTCTTTAATTTAGATTTCTCAACATTTGGTGACAAAGTTAACTCCCTGTTCAAGATGGGAGGCGGTGAGGATGCTCTTCCATCCGTAACGGATAGCGCAAACTCTGCAGCAGACTGGATAAAGGATAAAACCGGCTTTGACACCCGCAGTGTTGGCAAATGGTTGGGAGAAAAAGCTGAGGGGTTGAGAAACCTTTTCTCAGGTGAAACATCTCGCCTTGAGAAGCAATACGGTCTTCCTGAGGGGCTTCTGGATGCACAGGTAACCCAAGAGTCAGGCTGGAATCCATACGCCGTATCAAGTGCAGGCGCGAAGGGGTTAATGCAGTTCATGCCTGGTACCGCCAAAGACTTCGGTATTCATGGGAAAGAATTCGACCCAATGAAGTCTCTGGAAGCTGGTGCCAAATATATGGGCTCGCTTCTCCAGAGATATGGTGGCGATCTGCAGAAAGCCCTGACTGCTTATAACTGGGGAATGGGCAACCTTGAGAAGAAGGGGATGGCAAATGCCCCTGAAGAGGCAAGAAACTATGCGCCTCAGATTATCTCAAGAATGCAGGCATCACAGCGCTACTCATATCAGGCTGGTTCGGCGTCAGGTGGTGGCGGGACAAATATCACATTCCAAAACACCACCATCAAAACAGAGTCAAGAACCCTGGAGAGCCTGGCGAAAGAGGCCGCGAATAAAGGCATGGCTCAGAGCAGCCTTACTCAAACCTTTCTCACGGGGCAAAACAGCTAATGTTTAGTTTAAACGAAACAACGCTCCTCAGTGCGATCAACAGCGGCAATATCTTCTCCATAATCAACAGTACCCTTTCGCCTGGTTACGGGATTTACCTGAAGTCAGGCTTAAGGGCATTGTCTCCGTCCTCGTTCCTTGGGATTGAGTATGGAGCAGATGCTTCAGTGGTTTCCGCGCCAATTGAAGAGGGGTCATATACCAGTTTTAACAAGGTTAAGCGCCCGGCCATCATCAGGGTTTTGTTTAATCTTGAAGGATGGACAGGTTTTAGTGGAAGCATACCAAACCTCACCAATTTTACGCTGACAAGCCGCTCGGACATGCTGGCCGCACTGGATGCGATGGTGGATGACACTCAGCTTTACGATATAGAGACGCCAGACACCACCTACGAGGATTACGACCTTGTTCGATACAATTACCGGACATCAGAACGTGACGTAACACTACTGACGGTAGAAGCTATATTTCAGGCCGTTCTCCAGGAGGCCGAGGTAGGGTTGTCTAACACAACAGCAAACAACCAGCCATCTCAAAATGCAATATCAAAAGGAGGGGCAGTTGATGCAAAGCAGGTTAACGCCAACGCATCAGAAAGCACTCTTGATGATGTGAAGGGTGCCTTAACCGGGCTTAAGCAGTCATTAAGCAGCGCTGCAGTGTCAGTTGCTACCTCAGTGAGTAATGCTGTAACCAGCGTAACTTCGGGGGCTACAAGTGCCATAAATGGTGCAGCCACTTCAGCTATTAACAATCTTTCAACGACAGTTGACGAACTGGTGAAGGGGTTATCCTGATGCAGACGATATCGCTTCAACCGGTTAAGGGGCAGACATTACAGGTTTCACTCGGCGGTCAGCGTGTAACTCTAAGAATTAATCAGAGAAGCACCGGCATGTTTATCGATGTGGCGTTAAGTGGGGTCTGGATAGCTCAGGGGGTGCTTTGCCTGAACTGCAATAAGATCATCAGATACCCGTACCTGAAGTTTAAGGGAGAGCTGTTCTTTGCAGACACAAAAGGTGACTCAGACCCTGTTTATGATGAGCTAGGTTCACGCTTCAAACTGTTCTATGCCACAGAAGAAGAGATGAGCAATGTCCTATAAAAAGCGCAACATTAAAATTCAGTTCACTCTTACGGACCAGGTATTTGATGGCTCTCAGGGGCCATCGCAGGACAACGTTCTCACCATAGAAAACGCCAAAGCTATCGTTGAATACAACGGCTACGGTGGTTCTGCGCTTACCACATTGTCATGCCGGGTTTATGGCCTGAGCCTGAGTAATATGGCGAAGCTAAGTTATGCGGGAAACCTGAGAGGCCCAACGAAGAATAACTACATGAAGGTCTGGGCTCAGGATGAGCTTATTTTTGTGGGGACGATAACATTTGCCACAACCGACTTTAATGAGGCTCCAGACGCCCCGCTGGTTATTGAGGCTCATGCGTTAGGTGCTGAAAGGTCGCTTCCATCCCAGCCATTCTCTGTAGAGGGAAGTGTTGATGTTATCGATGCGATCAGGTCAATCGCCGACCCTCTTGGGATTATGGTTTCCGTGCTTGAGGACATCAAATTTCCACTCAGCAACCCTCATGTAGTAGGCGACCCAGTAAGCCAGATTATCCAGTTGGCGAAGTCCGCTAATCTGAATATTGACTGTAGCACTGGAATTATTCGCATATGGTCAATTAACGGTTCGTGGGATGACGTTGTTCCTTTTGTTTCCAAAGAGCATGGCCTGATTGGCTATCCGGCATGGACAAGAGACGGACTCTATCTCACAACAATGTTCTCATCAAACCTCATCGCGCCAAGAAAGATGAAGCTAGAAACAGACCTTCCTGGCGCTTCCGGGATGTATACCATAAATACTGTAAGGCACATCATCTCGGCTTGGGTGGAAGGCGGTCCGTGGTTTTCATTTGTCGTAGCGAACCAGGAGACGGAGCTGTAAATGACAAAGAAAGGTGAGTTTTCCTTTAAGCCGCAGGATGTAAACTGCGAGGCAAACATTAACGAATTTATTTTTAACACGTTAATGTCACGAAACGCCTTCATCCAGCTCGTGATCGTAAATAAGGTAAAGGATGGACCGCTACTCGATGTCACTCCACTGGTAAGTGGATTTGCCGCTGATGGTTCAAGGAATAGCAATACGCCGGTATTCAATGTGCCAGTGTGGAGGCTTCAGCGCGGGGCCAGTGCAGTGATTATGGACCCAGTGGAAGGTGATATAGGCCTCATGCTCTGCTGCGACAGAGACATTACCAACGTCAGAAAGGAGAAGAAAGAATCCCTCCCGGCGTCTCTGCGCGTACACAACAAATCAGATGGCATCTATCTCGGTGGAGTGCTGAATGCAGAGCCAAGTCAGTATGTGAAGTTCGCTAATGATGGAATAGACATCGTGTCTCCGCTGGTTGTCCAGGTAAACGGAAATACTGTGGTAGTTAATGCTGACGATAAAATCTCGCTCAATGCCCCAATCATCGAGGCAAACGGCCAACTTACTCAGGGTTCAGGAAGTTTCGGTGGCAACGCGACATTCGGAGGCACGATTACCGCGACTGGCGAAGTGACAGGTAATGGAATTCATCTCAGTACGCATAAACATGGTGGCGTGGAAACTGGCGGAGGCCAGACAAGCACACCAACAAACTAACCCGCTTCGGCGGGTTTTTTATTGCCTGGAGTTTACATGCTCACCAAATCACTGCTTTTGACTGACCAGTGGGATATCACGCTAGACGACAGTGGAAGCATTGCTATTACCGCCAATCCTTACGCAGTAGCGCAGGACGTAGCGTGCGCGTGCTCAACATTCCTCGGTGAGCCCTGGTATGACACCACGCTGGGGATTCCGTATTACGAGCGCATTCTCGGTCACTGGCCGGGAACGCAGCTCATTAATACCAAGATGGCTACTGAAGCCAAAAAGCTCCCATACGTTCAGTCAGCATTCTGCACCACAACGGTTGGCAAAGCAGACCGTCTTGCATCTGGTGTCATGACCATAACCGACACGAACAACGTTAAGACCACAATCCAATTCTGAGGTAAAAAATGGCTGAAGTAACAGTAAGCACAGCCGTCCCCTCTGTCACGTTTTCCGCTACCGGCATTGCCGTTCCTGATGAGATAGACATTCTCAACGGGCGATTAACTGACCTTGATACCGCCATGGGCGGAGGGATGAGTAAGAGCCTGACAACTCCACAGGGACAGATTGCCATGAGCGACACGGCAATCATCGGAGACAAGAACGACAATTTGGCATGGCTGGTAAACCAGATTAACCCTGACTTTGCTGAAGGTCGCATGCAGGACGCGATCGGGCAGATTTATTTCATTGACCGTATAGCTGCTATTGGCACAACTGTAACAGCAACCTGCACCGGGCTTGTAGGAACGGTTATCCCGGCAAACAGCATTGCGCAGGACTCCAGTGGTTACCTTTATTTCTCTCTGGCTGATGCGGTTATCCCGGCTTCTGGTTCAGTGGATGTCGTTTTTCAGAACCAGACCACGGGTCCGATTGCATGTCCTATAGGTGCGCTGAATACAATTTATCGTGCTATTCAGGGCTGGTCAGGCATTACCAATGCCACTGCCGGCGTGCTGGGTAATGACGTTGAGAGCCGGGCAAACTTTGAATATCGCCGAAAGCAGTCGGTTGCAGGAAACTCAAATAACCAGCTTGGGGCTGTGTATGCAAACGTGCTGGCTGTCAGCGGGGTTACTGATGCTTATGTGACTCAGAACAACACCAGCCTGACGGTAACAAAGGGGGCCACTAACGTATCACTGGAGCCGCATTCACTTTATGTATGCGTGTACGGTGGCGCGTCTGCTGATATCGCAAAGGCTATCTGGCAAAAGCTGCCTCCGGGACCGTCAATGGTTGGGAACACCACCTACACGGTGGTTGACGATGTTAACTATGCTCAGCCTTACCCTGAATACGAAATTAAATGGCAAACCCCATCTGCCGTAAGTGTCTATTTCAAAGTAGAGCTGGCAGACAATAACGCCTTGCCTGGTGATATCGTCTCAAGAGTTCGTGCTGCCATCCTTAGTTCGTTCAACGGCGAGGATGGCGGCACAAGAGCTCGCATAGGGTCAACTATATACGCTGGTCGTTACTATGCGGGCGTACAGGCTATTGATACCGATAACGTTGATATATTCAGTATCACTATCAGCCGTGACGGAACCACCTACCAAACATCAGCATCTTTCGGCATTGATGAAGTGCCGACACTGGATGCATCTAACATCTCGGTGACACTGGCATGATAAACGTCGCGGATACCATCCTGACGCAATATGCCGACAGCCAGAAACTTAAATCCCTGATTTACTCGTTCAATAAAGCCGTAGGTATAGAAGACTTTCTTGATGATTTCTATGACGTGATATGGAACATCCAGACAGCAGACACCTACGGCCTTGATGTGTGGGGAAAAATCGTGGTTGTCAGCAGGCAGCTGACGGTGACAGAGAACAAGATTTACTTTGGCTTTAATGAGGCGTCATCAGCCCCTGTTCTTGTTGATGACCCACAGCCCTTTAACCAGGCTCCTTTCTATTCTGGCGAGCTATTAACTTCAACCGTAACCCTCACAAATGACGTTTACCGCAAGCTAATCATGATGAAAGCGGCGGCAAATATCTCAGATTGCACCATTCCAAACCTGAATAAGTTGCTGATGTTTATGTTCGGCGAAAGTGGCAAATGCTACGTCAGAAACGATGGTGAGATGGTTATGAGCTACGTCTTCGAATTCCAGCTTTCCACCGCAGAACTCGCCATCGTTCAAAGCTCAGGTGCGCTTCCCGCCCCGATAGGGGTAACAGTCAATATCGTTCAGCAGGTATGACATGAACTCTTCTGATATTCCTTCAAGAATTACTAAAGCATTTGGAGTGAACGGCCTGAAAAATGCCATTCCTGTTGATTCAAGCGCGGCCACCGATAACAGTGGGGTTGCCACCTTTGATAAGGGGTTCCCACCCATCACCATGCAGCCACTGAGCGCAGGAGGAATTCCACCATCAGGCAAGGATATGAATGGAGTTCTTTATTCTGCGACGCTTCAACAGCAGTGGCAGAACGCAGGAATGACCTACCCATTCAGTCAGGACTTCTCTGATGCGATCAGCGGATACCCCAAAGGCGCTATTGTTCCCAGCTCCGTCTACACCGGTCAATGGCTAAACCTAAGTGAATCAAATGGCACATCGCCAGAATCACCCACTGGCGCTAACACAGGATGGGTGCCGATTAATAACTATGGTGTCACGCAGATAACGATGACATCAGGTTCAGTCGTGATGTCATCCCTTCAGGCAGCGAAAGACCGCATCATCATCACCGGTACACTGACCTCCAACGTCAACCTGATTTTCCCTGCGTGGATTAAGTCCTGGGTCGTTCACAACAATTGCACCGGTAACTTTTCTATCACGTGCCGCACAGCTTCGGGATCTGGTGTCATTGTCATTCCCGGTCTTGTGTCTCGCCTGTTCTGCGATGGCGTAAACATCAGTGACGAAACCTACAACGCGAATAATGACATGGTTGGCATGGTGGCCGGTTTCGCCATGAACAGCGCTCCTGAGGGCTGGCTCATCGCGAATGGTTCGGCTGTAAGCCGGGTTACGTATGCGCGACTCTTCTCCAGAATTGGTACGCTGTATGGCTCTGGTGACGGTTCAACAACTTTCAATCTTCCTGATGCGCGTGGCGTAGTTCTGCGCGGCGCAGACCTTGGCTCAGGACGAGACACTGGTCGAGTTTTTGGCAGCTATCAACCTGATGCGGTGAAAACCATTGATCTGAAGTATTACGGGCCCGGCCAAGGTACAGGAACAAGAACTGTCTTTGCGCTGCAGCAAAATAGCAGCGCAATATTCACCGATGGAATTACTCAGAGCGATGGCAATCCACAGGCAGCATTCCAAATGACTGGAGCTGTGGAAAACCGCGTAAAAAACCTGGCTATTTTAAACTGCATTAAATATTAAGGTGATCACATGTCTTTTACTGATACATCCTCTGCAAAGAAATACGCGTCGATCGCCGAAACAGCCGCCGCACAAGCAAAACTGTATGCCAACAAGCTTGAGCTTGCACCAAATTATGCCGAACAGGCCGCAACATCCGCAACGGCTGCTGCCGCCTCTGCCCAGGTTGCAGTCAATGCCGAGGGGGTTGTAAACAATCTGGTTGTATCTGCAAGTGAATCTGCAACATCTGCCGCCGAGTCTGCTGCGCAGGCAGGAAATGCCGCAGCTGCGGCAGTAGGGCAATGTGTAAGGGTGCCTGAAGGTGAATTAGTTGACACTCTTCCTTCAGCATCAGGCAGGGCCAGTTCTTTCCTTCTGTTTGATAGCGCCGGGAATGCCACTGTCTTGTCGAAAGATGATGTTGCCATTCTGGACTCTGAAGGCAAGGTTCCGGTATCGATGATTCCGGCTATCGCCATCACCCAGCCTTTTGTCGTTTCCAGCCAGGCTGCAATGCTTGCACTCAATGCGCAGGTAGGCGATGTCGCTAAGAGAACGGATAAAGGATTTTCATTCATCCTGTCAGCCGAACCGGCGTCAACACTATCCAACTGGGTGCAACTGAATGATGATGTACTGGCTCAACTTGGCCTGTCATCCGGTGCCGCTCAGGTAGGAGCGTTGGATGATGCCGGTGGATCAACCACAGTTCAGGGAGCTCTGAACCTAAAAGCAACGACCGCATCAGTTACATCGACTGATGCTGCAAATCGTGCATGGACAAACGAAAACTTCGTCGACTCCACCTACAAGAAGTTGCAGACAGGGAATTTTGCTACCGGATTTACCATCACAAACCAGTTCCAGGTGGTTTTGTACCCTACAGACGGATTCTGGTATCGCTATCTTGGGACCCTATCAGGTGGCGGCCTGACTCTTCCCGCCGGAAGCTCGCCCGACAGCAGTTGGGAAAACATTAATAAGCAGCAAATGGTGAGCCTGCGCAAACTCAACGAACTTTCCACGCAAAGCATCGCAGGCTATATCGGCGTCAATATTGATATGCCGGTGGCAGTGAAGGATTCTGACAATCAGGGTGCACGTGTTGGTTCGGGCGTGACTATCCGCAATGATATTCCAACACAGAACGCCGTTAAAACAACCAAAATACAATCAGCCTTCAGTGTTTATGGCGATGACATTTCTTTTATTGGAGTTCGCGGTAGAGGGGCTGCCGACAGTGACAACAGCCAAACATCTGAGTTCATAACAAATCGTATGGCTTGGTCACAAGGAATCACTATTAGCAACACGGTTGTAAGTAGAGTAAAAGCATCGGGATTTACTGCGGGCGTTGGTATATATGGTGCTAATGGGTGGGAGGTTAGCGATTCATATTTCACTGGTATGAAATATTCCCCAACTACCTTGAACAGCGCAGGGGGATACGGGGTAGTTATCGGCGATGGCAAAAACATTTCAATCCATGACAACAAATTCATAGCCACCCAAAGTGACAGACATGCCGTATATGTGTCAGTAAATCAAGGGTATACTGCGCCAGCAACAGGATGGTCAAATGTTACCGTCAGAGACAACTATATAGACTGGACCGGCACAGAGCCAGCAAACGATGACTCAAAGGTGCCAATCCACGTCAGAGCAGGTTCAGGATTGTTTATAACGGGGAATCGTGTAATCGGTGGAACAAAAATGGTTGGACTCACAAACTCAGACGGTCCAATCAAAAATGTAGTAATATCAAATAACTATGCCACTGGAATTAAGCCAAGAGCCGGGCTCAACGGCTGCGCCGTTTCCACTTTATCGGCATCAGCAAATGGGTATCAAATTTCCAACCTAGAATTTTCTAACAATACAATTCAAGTTGAAAAGGATGCCTCTACTAATGGATTAGATCAGTGTGCGCGATTCATAAAAGTCGACGGATTAAGGATTGTCAACAACCATCACACTATAGCTACCGGTGCCGGATACCTCATCCAGGATTGTTCGAATGTTTTTATTGACTCAATATATGAAACGATAACAGATACAGTAGCAGCAGGAACCGTGGGGGCGACTACATTAGATTTCGAAGGGTCATGCTCCAACATAACAATTGGGGCGATCAGGACAAATAGACCATTAAGAGCTGATGGAAAATCCAATACGGTATATGGCCTCCCTAATTGTACTGATGTAACCTGTCTTTTCCAAAGATATATAGAGTTCACGCTCACTAATGGTGTTGTTTCTCTGATAGATGATGCATACAACATTATCAGTTCTGGCGGGGTGTCTTTTGGTACCGGTTCAATCCAAATTACAGTAAGAAACCATGTTACAGATGCCGCAATATCAGGTTGCTCCGCTTACTCAAGAACCGCAAATGGGGTATATGTACAGAAGACTGCTGTTACAGGGAAAACCATAACAATAAGCTTTGTAGTTTCAAATACCGGCGCTCTTCAGGCCATGAGTACATACACAGGAAGGGTTGGGGTTACGTTCTATGCATAATTAAAAGGCCAGTTATCTGGCCTTTCTTATTATTGCTCTTTACCCTTTAATTTAACTGAAATAATTGCAAGGGCTGCAAATAACAACACCGCCTGAGACCTATACGTGAAAAAGTAATGTATTTGTGAATGATTGGCCAAAATTAAGTACCATGCATAAGGCATAAAACAGGTAAGCAATAGAGGGGTAATTGTTGCAAACTTATTTTTTATTCCAACTATGTACATAGTGATTGTTGTAATAATTAATGCTAATAATACATTTTTATCCATGAACATGGTATCAATATTAAGTCTAAGCATTTCAAGTCTATCAGTTGGGAATCTCTGATCGCCCATTACGCGAAATGTCATTTGATGGATAGCATCAGCAGGAACATTCTTCATAAGAATTGCTGATGCTACTATCCATTTGGTGATCCATGTTGTTGCGTATCCAATCCCCCACACTAGAGATGATACGACAACAGTTACACAGTTATCCTTTACTGATAAATCTGACCTTTGACTTAAAATCACCAAGATTAAAACCATTGGCATTCCAAGAGAAACAATTGGCACTGTCAGTAAGTCTACAAAGCTGACAACAGAGCCAACAATAAAGAAGTAAAAATACACTGAATCTGGTGCGCTCTTTATTCTTTCTCTTTTCAAAGATATGAAAATCAAAAATGCAAAGGTGATCAAAAATATATTAGAATATTGCATGGATAGTCCGAAAACTTCCACGTGAGAAAGCGCCATAGTAGCAGCAAATGCTATTCCAATTCGGAATGATGCAGCCTTCGAGATAAAATGGAAGGCAGCGCAAAGCATAATGATAACCGCAACCCCGTAAATGATACGCACATTGCGATAATCCATTGCTATCATCATAGGCCTCAGCCAAACCTGATACCCATGCCAGTACCTAGAGTAGTTAGCCATCTCCATACTATGAGAAATAGGCGACCCGTGCACCACGGTTCTGGCAATCATAACCTGAACATCAGTGTAATTATCAACCTTTGTCTGTTCGTGATAGTCTTGATTTGGTGGATAATAAATACCCTCCCTTTTAAAAACCTTTACAGCATCATTGACGTGATGCTGCAAATTACCCTCCGGAAGAGAAAAAGCTATAAACATCAGCACTATGTATATAGTTATAAGCGCCAAAAAGGTTTTGATGTATTTTGCAATGATACCCACTTTACCCTTCCTTAGAAATCATTGGGATTGAAAGGTAAGACAAATACTTACTCTCTCTGCGACTTATCGTTACCAGATGTGATATCGTCCCACACACTATGCTTAGCATGGCCATAATCATAACTGAAGCGGCAGCTACCGCTGATGGGAACTTAGGGACAAGTCCGGTTTCAACAAAATCCGCTACAACAGGAGCACCTATTAAAATAGATATGAAAGCGAAAATTGCTGCTATAACGGTATAAAAGAATAAGGGCCTCTCATAAGCATATAGCTGAATGATAGTTCTAAGTATCTTTACCCCATCCTTATATGTTGATAACTTGCTCACAGAGCCCTCCGGTCTTTCACCGTATTCCGTGGAGACCTCGCCAATCCTCATTCTCAACTCAAGTGCATGAATGGTTAATTCGGTTTCTATCTCGAAACCATGTGAGTGGCATGGGAACGATTTAGCATATCTGCGGCTGAAAACACGGTACCCAGAAAGCATATCGCTAAACGACCCTTTGAAGATGGTTGAAACGGTGCCGGTAAGCATTTTGTTTCCAAATCGATGTCCTGGTCGATATGTTTTTTCATCACCATTTTCCACTCTTGTTCCTACAACCATATCTAAGCTATCGGCAAGAAGTCTCTCTATCATTTCAGGGGCGGCGCTTGCTTGATACGTATCATCTCCATCTACCATAACGTAAATGTCTGCTTCAACATCAGCAAACATGCGGCGCACCACATTCCCCTTACCCTTGTAACCTACGTGCCTGACTATAGCTCCGGCATTCTCAGCCACCAAACCAGTTCCGTCAGTGGAATTATTATCGAACACATAAATTTCCGCATCTGGCAGGTGGCGTTTAAAATCAGCAACAACCTTTCCGATGGCTGAGGCCTCGTTATAACAAGGCACAATAACTGCAACCTTTTTATTGCCGTACATTATCAATTCCTATTTGAAAACAACGAATTTAGAGTAAATAAACCCGAGCACAAGACTCGTTCCCGAGAAGAAGATTAACGTCAATATTGCAGGTAGAGACATTAGGTCTGCCACTTTCCCCGCAAGAAAAGCAAGGCAACCCATAAATGTAACGAATATGAAATACCTGCGCTTGGTGGCGTCAGTCTCAAATGTGTATTTTGCATTCACGAAGAAGCTAAAAGTTACCGCCACACAAAAACCAAGTAGGTTAGCGGTTGACTGATTTGCGGATGCGAACTTAACCAACGCGGCGAACACACCCCAATGTATGATTGTGTTTATGATGCCAACAGAGGCATACCTGGTAAAGAGCTTGAGCATATCTAAGTCCGTTAGATTTGAAGGGGAAGAGTCTAGCATCGCACGCGGCATCGATCGACGGGTAGTGGGACAGAAGTGAGACACGCAAGGCTTTGCACCGGTTTGCAGAGCTTTGCATGTTTTGGCGTCATGGGACGTGTGAGCGCAGGTATGACGCGGTAAGTTACTGTGTTACAAGGTGGTTCTTATAATTCGTAATGCGAAGGTCGTAGGTTCGACTCCTATTATCGGCACCACGCTAACTTGACACTTTTCCGTGAAAAACAGGGAAAAGCGTCAACCCAACCTAACGGATCCTAACGCTCACGCATAACAGCTGCAGCCAACGTGTAAAGGGCTGATGCGAAGCAGGGCAGGTGTCAGCCTGTTATGGTTTGTTATGCCTTACTAGGGAAAACTAGGGGGAAAGTGTCAACCGCTACCGCTTCAGAAAACTTCAGGTACACGAACCCGTGAAGGGGAGGTGTTAAGCACACCCCCTTTGCAACCATCCCCGAGCCTCTTGCAGATCGATGTTCCAGTTTACCCGGAAGCTGGCGTTCAGATTGAGTTGTCAAAACTTGTCACCCACCGGCACTGCCAGTGGGGATTTTTGGCAGAACGCGCTCTAAGTTACAGTTGCTTCAGTAAGTAATTGTTGTTTACTGACCTAGCTACTTAAAAACGGGATCAGCCTATTCATCAGATAGCTTGTGTTGTTTTTATAATCGGATAAACTTGTCCTATAGTTTGTCTGACCTGCCCCCAGAGTTAGATACAACCTTCAGTTAGTAATGTCGGTTGGTTTTTCTTCATATTTCCCGTTTCGCCAGCCCGCTGCAAATTCAGCCGGCGTCAGGTAATTCAGTGATGAATGTGGTCGACACTCGTTATAATCCAGTCGCCAGTCATTAATGATCTTCCTGGCGTGAACAATATCGCTGAACCAGTGCTCATTCAGGCATTCATCACGAAAGCGTCCGTTAAAACTCTCAATAAATCCGTTCTGCGTTGGCTTGCCGGGCTGGATAAGTCGCAGCTCCACTCCATGCTCAAAAGCCCACTGATCGAGTGCGCGGCAGGTAAACTCCGGGCCCTGATCGGTTCTTATCGTAGCCGGATAGCCGCGAAACAGCGCAATGCTGTCCAGAATACGCGTGACCTGCACGCCTGAAATCCCGAAGGCAACAGTGACCGTCAGGCATTCCTTTGTGAAATCATCCACGCAGGTCAGGCACTTGATCCTGCGACCTGTGGCCAGTGCGTCCATGACGAAATCCATTGACCAGGTCAGATTGGGCGCCATCGGGCGGAGCAGCGGCAGACGTTCTGTTGCCAGCCCTTTATGACGTCGTCTGCGTTTTACACTCAGGCCATTAAGTTGATAGATGCGGTAAACCCGCTTGTGGTTAACGCAAAGACCTTCACGTCGCAGAAGCTGCCAGATACGCCGGTAACCAAAACGGCGGCGTTCAAGTGCCAGCTCTGTGATGCGTAGAGACAGCTGCGCGTCAGCAGCCGGACGCTGAGCCGAATATCGGCAGGTTGACAGAGACAGACCTGCCAGCCTGCAGGCACGACGTTGCGACAGACCCTTAGCCTCGCACATGACTTCCACGGCTTCCCGCTTCTGGTCTGTCGTCAGTACTTTCGCCCAAGAGCCACCTGAAGCGCCTCCTTATCCAGCATGGCTTCAGCAAGCAGCTTCTTGAGTCTGGCGTTCTCTTCCTCAAGCGACTTCAGGCGCTTAACCTCAGGCACCTCCATACCGCCATACTTCTTACGCCATGTGTAAAACGTGGCATCTGACATGGCGTGCTTACGGCAGAGCTCACGGGCAGAAACGCCGGCTTCGGCCTCGCGGAGAATACGGATGATCTGTTCGTCGGAAAAACGCTTCTTCATGGGGATGTCCTCATGTGGCTTATGAAGACATTACTAACATCGCGGTGTGTTAATCAACGGGGAGCAGGTCATGTCTACTAACGTCCACTGAAGAAGGTTCAGTTAGTTGGCTAAGAACACTAAGAAACGGATAAATGGTAACTAAATGAATATGTTAAGTTTAGTTTCCGATCAAGCCGCTAATGATGAATCAGTTGAAACTACCTTCTTCGAAGCACATGGCTCCCATGGAACTTGCTGCTCAAGAGCTGCATCAATTCTGGAGCATGGTTTCAGAGTTGGAGACGGTGGTCGGCGCGGTGTGGGAGCTTATCTTTGGCATGCTGCTGAACAAGGATGCCAATATGCAACTCAACTTGCAGAAAGTTGGTTTGCTGCTGCTGAAAAAAGAGGTGAGTATTCAGACGAAGCTGACAAAGGTTGCGCTGTACTTTGGGGGTACGTCAAGGCACCTGATGAAGAGGTTTTAAACCTAGAAAGTCCCGAGTTTAGAGTAACTTTAAGAAGAGCGCTCGATGGTCTTTGGCCAACTATAAATGCCCAGGATGTTGATGAGAGAGAAGATCTCATTTGTGCAGTACACCAAATGCTCATCAATCGAACTGAAGAAACTGAAGGCATATCAGTTGGCGTAGTGTTAGCTACCGTCCAGCAACCACCTAAAATGCCAGACCAACTGGCTGGGTATGTTGGAGCGCCGTTCGCTGTGATAGTTAGAAATCTGGATTATCTTGCTATAACTAAAAATTAGAGGGGTTCCACTATGAACCGTAGAATGAAGGCTGCATTGGACGCGGCGTTACAAGACATCTTGTCTTTAACACCTGAAGAGTTCCTTAAAGAAGCTAGGGAATCTAGAGAAGGGGATGTTTTCTCTTTTTTGAAAAAAAGCGAAAAGTTCAAAGATTTTGATGTGAACATGCTGGAACCTTTGTCTTTGCACTTTTCAGAAGTCATGACAGAAGATCTGGTAACTTTGTTTGCTACTGTGAAGCTGAATGCTGCTAAATCCTTGAACACTGACACGGTTTTAGCTATTGAATCAGAACCTGAATTTGCACTGGCGGCCTAATGTCAAATAAGTCATTTCGAGCGCATGCAGTGCAGCTCCGTTCGTTGCAAGTTTTGAAGCTGAGTATTGAAGTGCATGACGTTAAGACTGCACATTCGGCAGACTATCAAGCCGGTAGCTACGCTATGGAGGCAGGCCATTCAGATTTTGATACAGCTACATCAACTATACATGTCAGTATGAGGGTTCGTGCTGGTAGATTTGCTGTAGATGAAGATAATTCTGAGGCTGATAACGAAGAGTATGAGAACCAACCTGTCTCTATATGGGTTGAAGTGGGAGGCGTTTTTACAGTTGATACTGAAGAATTCGCTGTTGAACACATCCCTCATTGGGCTGAATTTAATGCTCCTCTTATCATTTATCCATATGTTCGTGAACAGGTGTATGGGTTATCCACTCGTGTGGGCATTAAACCACTGCTTCTGCCTCTTCTTGAGATTCCTTCTTTCAGCATCGTCAAAAAATAATGGCCCACACACGGGCCATTTTTGTTAAAATTCAACTCGTTAATACATTCCGTGATTG